CTGGCGGAACTGCTGGGTCATTAGTTAATATTTTGCTTAATTCTAATTTTGCATTAAACCAACGTGGTTACGTATCGGCTGCTAACTTAGCATCAGGCGCGTATGGCTTTGATCGTTGGAAATCAAACTTTACAAGTACCACTTTAACCTTTACAGCATCTACTCAAGGTCAATCACTGACTATTAACTCAGGTGGTGGTATTGAGCAAATTATTGAAAGCGGTTTAGTGCCAGCAGGTACTTACACACTTTCATGGACTGGCACAGCTACAGCGCGCGTTTACAACACTGGCGCAACACCACCATCCTACGCAGCTTCACCAGTTACATTTACTGCAGATGGACTGGCTAATGTAGAAGTTGAATTTACTGCATCTGGCGGCACTCGCACGGTTTCAAAAGTTCAGTTCAATTCTGGTACTAATACAACTTGGTCACTAGCTACGCCAACTTTACAAACTGAATTAGCGGCCTGTCAGCGGTATTACCAAAAGTCTTTTGAGTATTCAATCGCACCCGCTAACAATACAACTTCAACTTTAGGCGCATTAACTTTTGCCCGACAAGCAGCCGCAGGCACAGTAGAGCCACAGGTAACTATGCCTAACCGCGTGAGTATGCGAGTAGCGCCAACGGTCACGCTTTACAACTATTTTACGGGTACAGCCGGTCAATGGTCAGACGGCAGCACAGTAAGTGCAAATGCCAGAGTATTACACCAAGCCCAAAACTCTTTCACAGTAGATAACACAGATGTAGCTTTAGCGGTTGCTAATGCACAGATCCACTACACAGCCGATTCGGAGTTATAAAAATGGAATATACATATCAAATTATTGAAGCCGAAGGCGTTAAATCCTTAAAACGTATAGATGAAAACGGCATTGAGGCATGGATACCTACAGATGAAGCTAATACTGATTATCAGGCTTATTTAGCAAGTGTCAGCAATTAGCTATAACGGCTGGCCAGCATCTAAGGATGTTGAGTCGATCCGTATCAAGTCTTATCCAATTAAGGGCAGCAAGGTAAAGCTGCGCTGCGCTTATTTAGCTGCACCATTACTCGTTGCCTTTGCTGAGCAGTTTAATGAACTAATCGAGCCGATCGATGGCGGTGCGCTAGACGACTGGGGGTACTGCTATCGAGATGTTAGAGGCGTACCGGGCAAGTTAAGCAATCACAGCAGCGGTACGGCTATTGACCTAAACGCGACTAAGCATCCGCTAGGCAAGGCTGGCACATTCCCAGCTGAGAAAATTCCAATGATTCAAGCTTTGACTAAGAAATATGGTCTTAACTGGGGCGGTAATTGGACACGCAAAGATGAAATGCATTGGGAAATAGCACAAGACCCTATAAAATCAGCAAAACTAATAGAAAAGTTAGGACTAGATTATGCCGAATAGCGCACAAATATCAGTAGGAACTACAGCCACACTTTTAGTAGCTGCAAATATTATGGATCAAACAGTACAGCTGCATAACTTAGGCGGCGGTGCGGTTTATATAGGTAATGCAAGCGTTACTACATCCAATGGTTATAAGATGGATAACACAGATAAATTACAAATACCCGTAGGAGATAACGAGGCTTTATACGGCATCGTTGCCAGCGGTACTAATACCGTTGCAGTATTGACACAAGTCAATTAAGGGCATTTAGGAGTAAGAGAATGAAAGAACAAGTAATGGCCGCTGGCCTGTCCTATCTGCGCCACGCTGCCACCTGCGCAGCTGCGCTTTATATGTCTGGGATTTCAGACCCTAAGACACTAGCTAATGCTTTCCTTGCTGGTTTAATTGGGCCACTATTGCGCGCGCTTAACAGCTCAGATAAAACTTACGGCGTTAAGTAAGTGAGTACAGCCCAGTCGCTATTAACTCTAACGATCGCTGTGGCGACCATATTGGGGTTTGCGGCTGGGCTGGTTCGCCATCTTGTTAAGTATTATTTAAGCGAGTTACGCATAGACAATAACGGTGGCCACAACCTACGCGGCCGTGTCGATCGCATAGAGGCCAAGGTGGATAGCATTTACGAGATGTTGCTACAGCGTTAGGGCGTGTCGGTTATTGCCAACTGTCATACCCAGCCCTTACCCTTTATTTACACGTTAGGCAGGGCTACCTAATACGGTGTGGCTAGGCTTAACCCAAACAAGGGCGAAGTAAATGGATGAAGCAAAAGTAGCAGTAGTGGTTTTAATTGCTAGTGTTGGTTGGTTTCTAGTGGGTTGGTCAATAGGTTACAAACAAGGCATTAAGGATGGCTTTAATCGTGGCCGTGCATCAGGTTTACGGATGGCAGTAAACACAACTAAAGCGATTGTGCGTAGCTCATGAGCTTTGACTTGTCATCCTATGAGGATGTAAACAGCCGCATTAAGCGGTTTAGAGAAACTTACATATCAGGTCGCATAACCACAGAGATCGTTGAGTTAAACGTTAAAGATGGTTATGTAGTAATTAGAGCCTGCGCCTATCGCGAGCATGAGGACGTAGTGCCGGCAGCTATTGATTATGCCTTTGAGCAGAGATCAGATCGAGGCGTAAATCGTGACTTCTGGATCGAAAACTGCAGCACCAGCGCAATAGGTCGAGCAATTGGCTTGCTTATGCCAAGTGATGCGCGGCCTACACGTCAGGATATGGAGAAGGTAGAACGCTTGGCGGCTCAGCCTGCAGTAGAGGTTGATCTATGGGCTACTGCTGTACCTGCAGTAAAGGTTGATGGCGTGGGAAGTGTGAGGCCAGCAGCTGAAACTATTGCAGACATTAAAGCGCAATTAGGCAGCGAGATTGTAGACCCTGCACCTATCTGCTCACACGGTCGCATGGTTTACAAGGAAGGCGTTAGCCCTAAAACGGGATCAAAATACCGCGGCTATACCTGTAGCAGCAAGACACGGGGCGATCAATGCAAACCAATATGGCTATAACCGAGATGGCACAGATAGTTCAGGTAATTTTAGATCGATCGCAGGAGTTACAGGCAGCAGCGAGTGGGTTTGCCCGTAGCACAGGCGAAAAGGCTAATACACCTGACCATTCTGGCCGATATAACACAAAGATAAACTTTCATGAGTTTGTAGCTGAGCATAGTGAAGCTGCCGGGGCTGAGATCGCAGTTGCGCAGTACATGGGTATCCGTAACTTTATACCTACGGTTAATACATTCCACGATGCACCCGATATACAGGTAGGCAACCTTGGCTTTGAGGTCAAATGGACTAAATACATTAACGGCCATTTAATCATACATAAGGATTACCCACGCTTAAACGATGTGGCTATCTTGTGTGTAAACAAGTCACCTGTTTATCAGATCATAGGCTGGATGCCCGTGCTGTGGGCTAAGCGAGCCAAGTATTACAACGCAGCTGATGGCAATTTCTGGATTTCCCAGCGTGAGTTATTTGAGATGGATACGTTAAGGAAGTCTGTATATGGCATTACTGAGGCTTAACTGCAGGGTTTGCGCCAAGATAGGTAATGGCATGCAAACGCACAAGATCGTTGATGAGTTCATAAACTTGCCGCCTAATGTAGTTTGCGTTCAATGCTTAGGCTGTGGCGTTATGGGCATTGAGATGCTATTAAACAGCGAACGCGCTACAGATGAGGACATGCTAAATGACTAACGAATTAAGGATTAGCTGTAATTGTGAGGACTACAAAGAGATGAGCCTGTCGGTTCACTTAGTAAATGGCGTAGTGCCGATCATCATAATTAAGTGTGAAAACTGCATGAGTGCTTATACGGTTATGCCGAACTCGGTACAAAATGCCTAGTTACCTATATCGCTGCGATCAATGCGGCGGCGAAACCGAGATGAATCACCCGGTAAACACACATGGCGACAGCTCACCCTTATGCTGTAGCTACCCAATGATGCGCGTGTTTAGCGCGCCATCAATTATATTTAAGGGAACTGGATGGGGTAAAGACTAATGACCAAGCGACTCGGTGAACAGTTTTACACAGTTATGGATAACGGTGTGTATAACTCATGCTGCGACTCAATACAGTTTAAGTATGTGTGTATAACCTGTGGACAAAATGCAGGATGCTATTTCTGTAACTTTGACCCAGATGTAAAGCATGAGTGCGATGAGCTGTGACACGCCCAAGATTCCGCGTAAATTCAAATGGATTTGGTGGGGTGTGATACAATCTAGTCTTGTAATAGCACTTACTAATAATGCTTATGCTATTAATAATAATGATATAGAGAAAGAAAAATATAAACTCTATAGTCATATAAAACTTACTAACAATAGGCAATACCTATGTTTAGAGAAGCTTTGGACTCGTGAGTCACAATGGAATCCATTAGCTGATAACAAGAGATCTACTGCTTATGGAATACCACAGCTATTAAAGCTAAAGACTAAAGACCCATACTTACAAATAGATGCCGGTCTTAAGTACATAGCTCATAGGTATGGCACACCTTGTAAAGCATTGGCTTATCATTTAAAGACTGGGCATTACTAATGGCTAAGCGAGGTGATCCACGCAGTCAGCGCAAGTACAAGGCGATCAGGCTTACAGTCTTAGCAAGGGATCAGTACACCTGTTACTACTGCAATCAACCAGCTCATACAGTCGATCACATAATCCCAGTATCTCGATCAACTGAGGCTGAGGCATACGATCCGAACAATATGGTGGCCTGCTGTAGTAGGTGCAATAGCAAGCGTGGATCTCGTAATCAGGCTGTTTTTTTAGCACAGACGGCTAC